CGTGTTCATGTAGGGGTTCAAAACCTCCTGCATCTGGTCGGCAAACTGTGCTTTTGAGATAAGCGGCTCGACACCGGCTTTCATCTCATTTTCGCGCTGCCAGGCATATTCTTGTATGCGAGCTGGCGCGGCCTTCCAATCCTCGTGGTAATCCTTCTTCCAGCTGGCCGGTGGGCGTTTCCACAACGGTTCCTCAACCGGCTCTGCGGCGGATTCTGCCTTTAACTGCGGTACTGCTGGTCCCGACTGCTTGGCATACTTGCCAGCTTCATCCCGCGGCTTTTCAGCCCTTGCCGGTTCAACCTTTGCCGGTTCTGGCGCCGCTTCTGCAGCTTCGTCGAATTGCTGGGACAACAGATCGCGGCGCGCGTCTGCGTTTTCTACTGGGACGATCTCATTTAAATCAGACATTTTGTTGCTCCCTGTGGGGGTTTACCTGCGGATAAAACGTAGATCGTCACGCAACTTGGCCAGCACTTTATTGGCTTCGTTGTGCGTCATATTTGCTAGTTGCTCCCGCAGCACTTCTTTGCGGTTGTCTTTTATCGGCGTTGGCTTGGTTTCCATCTTTTCGTTGCCAATCTCAATGCAATTGTGTTGCCGCAGGTGCTCGCGGTGATGGCTGCGGCTGGTAATCATTGAGCCATCTGCCATTGACTGATAAGGCTGGATGTCGGGCATGATGATTGGCGCCACCGGCTCACTGTAATGCGTTGATTTCTCAATTAGTTGGCCATCAATTTGTATGTAAATTTTTTTCATAGCAGCGTCAAAACGTCCTCATCATCCATTTCAAGGTGGGTATCCCAGATCCGTTGAACGCGGTCCAGATCGGCAAACAGCGCGTCGTAATTGATGGCCAGAACCGTTGATTTAGCTTTTGGCTGCACGATAAACGGCGCGGCAATTTCCTCGGCGATCTCTGGCCTGCCTTCAACAATTCGCTCGAATGCGTCAAGAATTGCTTGTTTTTTCTTTTCTCTAAGCTTGCGCTCGCGTTTGAGCTGCTCTTTAAATCTTCGTCCGTCATGCGTGTCGTCAATGATAATGACCGGCTGCGGCACCACCGTGACCGTCCCAACATCGCCGGTTGCGCTGTTGCCAGACAATGAAACCGTGATGACCAGGCCAACAGATCCCGCGGCGCCGGTTGCCTCAGTGCCTGTGATCGGGATCGTCGCGCTGACACCCTCTGTCCCAACCTGCCCCGTAGCCTGCACGCCCGATAACGCGATGGTGACGGTGGCGCCAACGGTGCCAGGCGCGCCGGTTGCTGCGTTTCCGGTAAGTGGGACAGTTGCGGCAGCGCCGACATTACCTGGCGATCCTGTCGCAGAATTGCCGGTGACAGGCAGGGAATCCCATAATGCAGCATCCCAGGTGCCGGTGTCCCATGCGCCTTGTGCCATGTTTTAGGCAATGCGGGTAAGTGCATTGGTGCTGTCATTTGTCGGCATGGATAGCACGAATGTACCTGCGGTGATGGTTTGGGCGCCGAACGTGTGCGCGCTAATTGCTTTATTGCTTTGCGTTGAGTTGTAAACCAGCACGCAATCAAACGATGTGGTCAGCGTTACAGTTGTGTAGGTAAAGCTGGCGCTCGGTGTCCAGTAGGCCGTAGTGCCGCTGGATGTGGGCGCTGTGGCGTTTGTAACTGTTATTCCGCCTGCGCTATAGCCAGTGCCTGAAACCTCGCCAGTGGCGCTGTATGCGGTCGTCGCGGCGTTTACGGTAGCGCTCGCCAGATACAACGCGGCCTTAATTGTGTCGGCGCCGGTCCCTGCCCGAATAACGGTTGTCCCCAGCGCGTGAATGCCGCTAAGAATTTCGGCTTTGAAACTGGTGCACATTGCTTGCGTATTAGCCATTTTTGAAACTCCCTGCTTCGGATGTTGAAACCATCGCTTTTTTCAACCTAACGTGAGCTGATCTGTGCACCAGCTCGTCGGCAAGCCAATACTCAACCCACGTTGTGTTTTCGTTGTCGTTATCGACCGATCCTTCACGTTTTTCAAGCAGTGAATCGTCCATCTTGCCTTTGGTCGTGGTAACGATCATGCCGCCACCTCTACGCCGACTGCCTTGCCATCAGGACCGCGCACGATGCGCTTGGGCGCCGCCAGGGTCTGCATGACACCACCGATGCGGTTCATGGTTTCACCATGCATGTTTGCCATGTTTTCGTGCATCTGCGCCATGTGGTCAATTGCCATTTTTACGTTCTCGCCCAGCTCAGCGCTGACTTTCTCGCTTGCCGCCTGCTGCGCTTCAATCATCGGTATATCCAGACCTGGGTTAGCGCCGATCCGCGCCACCATGATTTTGGTCGCCGCTTCCAGCTCGGTGCGCTCTTTTGCGGCTTGCATTTCCATGTTTTTGAGCTGGCCTTCAAATTGCAGCTTTTGTTGTTCCAATTGTGCAGCGTGTTGCATTTTCATCTGCTCAACTTGCATATCGGCTTGCGTTTTGGCTTGCGTCATTTGCATATCGGCTTGCATCTTCGCCTGGGCAGCTTGCGTGTCGGCCTGCACGCGCATCTGGTCGGATTGCTGTTGCGCTTGCATCTTCATCATTTCTGGATCTGGCTTTTGTTCTTGTGGTCCAGCCTGTTTCTGTTTCATCTGTTCAAGCGCGACATCAAGCACGCCCTCAATCGGTTTGGCTTGTTTAAAACCGCCAATGCCGAATTTAATCAGCTCAACCAGCATTGGCACCAGTTCAGGCGATTGCTGGCCGACCGGCAACGACTCGCGCATAAAACCACCGAATGCGGTCAGGAATTCAACGCGGTCCTTTTTAGTTTGTTGTTCGTCGATTTGAACCAGGCTGTCAGCATCAACCTCAATGCGAAAGTTCCGCAGCGGATTGTCTTGCATAAGCTGGATGGCTTGCGGAATCATTTGTTGATCTTCTTGACTCATCTGCCCTGCCGCGGCGTATAGCAAAATCGTCTGCGGCTGGAATTTAGTGCAAATAACCTGCGCTTTTAAGCGGATCAGTTCGCTGGCAAACAGCGCAACTTCTTCCTGCATACTCCGCAAACGCAGCCCGGCATACTGGCCTTTGATCTGCTGGGCGGTAGCGGTTTCGCTGGCTGAAGTTTGGCCTCTGATGATGTCGCTAATGCCGGTAATTTCGTAAATTTGCCCTTTTATGTCATCGCGGGCGCGATAACAGTTCAGCAACGCGCTGGCCAGCATGTCAATTGGCAGGATGTCTATACTGCCCTTCAGCCCGCCTTTCTCGCTAAAAGCCATCCATTTATCGACCGGAATTAACGAGTTGTTGTCGCCCTCGGTTAGCAGCCGTTGCAGCGCAGGCTGGCTGGCATCGTAAACACCACGGATCCGCAATGCCTTAACCAGTCCGTCAATTCTGTCTGACAGAATATCCAGTTCGTTGGCTTGGTCTTGGTAGATCACAAAGTCAGGCACCGGAATCAGGCTGTCGCTGGTGGTGGTGCTGTAAAGCGGTCTTGCACAAGGGAAAAACTGGTCAAGTTCCAGCGGATCGTCGCGTTCGTCTATCAGATTCGGGCAGTTCTTCGACAGCCAATACACTTTGCCTGATTCCTTGTCCCACAGTTCGCATATCTTCGCCCTGGTGCGCTCTTTGTTGCTTTGCCCGTAGGACGCCAGCGTTTCGGCGCCAGAGTCCAGCGGAATCGATTTGGCCATCTTTGCGCCAAACCGCTCTGTCAGAGCTTCTTTTGTCATGTACACCCAACGCCATACGCAGGTTACTTCTTCCCAAGTGCGAGCGACAGAATGTCCGAAATCACGCCAATACACGTAATCCGTGGGGGCACACTCATACTCAATTTCTTCTTGCGGCTCGGTTTCGCCTGCGGTGTAGTCTTGATTTTCGGGCTTTGGCGCGCCTTCTGGCGTCTGGCCTTCGGCTGCTTCATTCTCAACATCCTCAGTAATTTGCAACCCGTCCTCTGGCATGTCCATTTGCCTTACATGCGGCTCGTAGCGCACCCAAGCGGTGCCGCGGCCACCGAGAAACCGGTCCTCAACAGCGTGTTTCATCGTTGCGCGGAAATCTGGATAGTGCTCGATCTCAAAATCCAGTGCGCGCTCAATCAGTTGGCCAGCAACCCGGCCAACAGGATCATTGTCCCCGAACCGGCGTTGTGCGACCGCTTTCGGCAGCTTGGCGTTAACCGCCGGAATCAACGTCTGCACGTTTGACCACAAGATGTTGAATTTGGCGGTTTCGTTCGTTTTCGAGTTGTCATCGCGGTAGCGTTTGACGATCTTGGTCGCTCGCGCTTCCCACTTCTTGAATTCGTTGTCGTACTGGCTTATTACGTGCAGCCATTTATCGACGCCAGTGCTGGTATTTTCCATTTACTTATTCCTGTTTGATATTGCCGCAGCTTTTGCTTTAGCTTCGGCCTTGCTGCTCGCGCCCCATGCCCGCAGCGCAAGTGCCAGCCTAGTCGGCTCGCCGTTCTTTTCCATCGGACCAGGCATGTTGCCCATGCGGGCAAGGAAACTAGCCCGGCGCGGGTTGTCGCCAGCCTTGACCGGCGGCTTGAGTTCGCCGCCTGTTTCGGCCTTGTAGCTCGCTCGGCCAGCGGCGTTCAGCCCGCCAGCAGGGTTCTTTCCTTCTTTTCGTGTCCAGGCTGCGCTCATTTTTTCTTATCAGGCTTTGCGGTTTTTGCTGATTCTTTGAAAGCGTCAGCAGTCGGCGCACCGGGTGTTCCAGGCTTACGCATTTTCTCGCCTGACCCCGCCTTGATGCGTTCCTGCTTGGCAAGGATGTTTGCATACAAGCCGGGTTTGTTCATCACGCGCTGAATATCCCGACTGCAACGACTGTGGCGCCTGCGCCGGTGGTGATCTTCCACGGTCCGGTGACCGCCGCCATGTCTAGCTCAAGGCTGATCGGTCCCAGCACTGC